CTATCTCTACGTCTGAACTTACCTTAATTGAACAGCGATATCGAGATAAAGCCGAGTACTATGCAGAAAGAGTGCGTGACTACCTCAAAGAAAACCCTAATTCTTACCCTAAGTTCTTAAACCCAGGTACCGGATTTGACGTAATACGCCCAAAAAATACAGCTGTGTTAGGTGGGTTCTATTTGCCCGGTACAAATGACGATTGTTTTTACAACTATGACTTCCCCGAAGAATAAATGGCGGTTAAAAAACGAAGCCAAACTACTAAAATTGTATGACGTTAAATCAAATAATTCAAAAGATCAAAACGCAAGCGGAAAGCCACAAGATGGTCGGAAGGTTTGCGGTGGGCGCAGAGTTTGACTTTGCCGTTGAAGAGGTAAAGTATTACCCGTTGGTGTGGTTAGTGCCTAATGGTTTTAACTTTAATACCGAAGCAAGGCTAATATCTTATCAATTTGCCATGCTTGTAATGGATAGGCAATTTGAGAGCAGCAGTAACACGATTGAGGTGCTGTCAGACACAGCAGGAATTATAATAGATATTGTCACACTTATTAGCAGAAATGTGACAGATGATGATTTTGAAATAATAGTTAATGGACAAGCGGATTCTTTTTACGATTCAAGGACTGACGTTATTTGCGGTCATGGTGTTAATTTTACTATTAACACGCCCTACCTCGAAAGCTACTGCGACATACCGGTATGATACGATTAGAACCGTTATTATACGAGAGATATACGAAGTGGACAAAAGGCACGACTCGCTCGTTGCTACTTTTGTTGACACTATGCATAAGCCTACAACCACGCACTCTATCCTGTCAATTCTCCGACAGCACGATAAAAGAGATAAATGAGCGGTTGTTAGAACTGCATAAATGTCGCCAAAAACAATCATTATACCGAGTTTTGGCGCATAATGATTCGATTGTCATACATTCACAAAATGAAACTATCACCGACCTTGTGAGCAAAAACAACAAGCAGCAAGTCGCAATAGTTAGATATCAGACTTTTTCAATAGTTACCACGCTTTTAGTAATTGCACTACTTTTATGAAAAATAACGTACATATTTTAAAGAACGATTTTGAACCAAAAAAAGTGCTGTTAATTTCCGACATCCATTGGGATAATCCCCATTGCAATCGTGACTTATTAAAGAAGCATCTTGACCAAGCGTTAGAGATAAACGCTGACATTCTATTTAACGGAGATACTTTCTGCCTTATGCAGGGCGCATACGATCCTCGTAAAAGCAAAAATGACATCAGACCTGAACACAACAAAACCAACTATTTAGATGCCGTTGTAAACGATGCAATTGATTGGTTTTCTCCTTATGCGCACTTGATAAAAGTTGTAGGTTACGGAAACCACGAGACCAATATTTTAAAGCGTGCAGAGACTGACGTAATAGACCGATTTGTTTTTGGCTTAAACTCTAAAAACAACACAAACGTAGAGGTTGGTGGTTACGGTGGGTGGATAGTTTACCAATTCCAACGAGGAGTAAATGCCGGCATGGCTGCTTATAAGATAAAATATATGCATGGATTCGGAGGCGGAGGGCCAGCTACCCGTGGTGTAATACAATTTCATCGTATGTCTACTTTTGTAGAAGGCGCTGACATGGTTTGGATGGGTCACGTTCACGAAGACCACGAATTGACGTACACTATTGAAAGTTTAAATAATCATAATAAAGTAAAGCTCAAAGACGGTAAAGGTGGATGGCACGTTGAACGAGGTGCTTCTCCGAAAGCATTAGGTGGCAGATGGCTTGAGATTCACCCCGAAAGAATCCGCAAGGGTGACAAAGAAACAATAAAAGTTAACGCCTTTACTTACAAAACACTATGAAGATAGAAGTTAATTACATCTTTCGTGAAAGCGATGTAGACCCATTATACGAGCGCATAGGAATAGAGGTGGGCAGCGAAGTTGAGATTGAAGAGGCAGGCGTTTTGGATTTAAACCATGTTGTCGGTGCTTCAGCATTTTACGAATTAACCCAGGTATATGTTAGCGGAGGTCACGTTTTTTACATAGATTTGCCATTTAATGAATTTAAAACACTATGGATGTCGTAAACAAACCACCGCACTATCAAGGCGAGGTCGAAGCCATCGACAGCATTAAAGCAGCTATGTCGTATGAAGGATTTAAAGGTTATTGTCAAGGTAATGCTCTTAAGTACATTATCCGTTTTGATCGTAAGAATGGCGTGGAAGACCTACGCAAAGCCGAATGGTACATTAACAAACTTATCACACACTTGGAAAATGGCAAACATTGACAAAGCAAATTTAGGCTATATCCTTCGTTGGGAAGGCGGTCTATCAAAACACGAAAGAGATTCAGCATCACGTCACCCTGTACCCGATGGCAGCGGTTACCACACTAACAAGGGAGTTACTTGGAGAGTGTTTGCCTCTATTTATGGCACATCTAACACAGCCATCTCACGTTTCTACGAGATGACTCACGCTGATTTTAAAGGCATCTATAAGTTGTATTGGAACGGAGTTAAAGCCGACTTGATACAGTCACAAATATTGGGTGAATATGTGACAGATTTTGCTTGGGGTTCAGGTGTTGCCGGTGCTTCACGCCAGGTTCAAAAGTGGTTAAATACTCAAGGCTACAAAGTGGCTATTGATGGCAAAATAGGAAATCAAACGGTTACAACAATTAACCAATTGATAAAAGACAAAGGAGAGAAGGCTGCCTTTGAATCATTAAACGCACACAGAAGGCACTTTTTGTCTCAATTAAGAGACTTTGACGTGTTTGGCAAGGGTTGGTTCAATAGACTCAACGATTTCATCGCATACGCCTATTTAACTATAAATGGCAAGTCTTGAGGATATAGGGAAAAACTTTAAAGACTTTACCCCATCCGACAACGATGGGGTTTCTCGCATTATACAGAATTGGGGCAACGAGTTAATCAAGCAGCTGCAAAACAACTTACTTAAAAACAAGAGTAATGCAAGTAGCAGCCTATCGCAAAGCATTACGCCCGAAATAACTCAACCGGCTACGGGTTACAATCTCTCTATAATGATGCAGGACTATTGGTTCTACGTTGAAAATGGCAGAAAGCCCACGCAAGGCGGTGGTAATGGACAACTGTACAAGAATATATATGAGTGGATTCAAAACAAAGCGGACATACAAAGCAAGATCATAAGTAAGTCACCGGATAGGATAGCAGCAACCAAATCACTTGCCTACGTTATTACACGAAAGATACACCGAGAGGGAACCAAAGCAAGACCTTTCGTATCTCCTGCACTCAAGCAAGTCACAACGCAAACACTGGCAACAAGGATAAGCGAATACATAGTAGAAAGTCTTACGGGGGAATAAGTTTCCCCTTTTTTTTGCTCTATTCTGCAAAATATTTTTGCAATATGAAAACTTTGTTTTACTTTTGTGGCATGGAATTGAACGAAATCATAAAGCAAATTAAACTAAACAAGACACACGGCTTGATTAAGCGTGTGTCTGACGCAACGGGTGTATCACAACCAAGCGTTCGCAAGTATCTGAACGGGGACATCATTAACCCAAAAGCAATGAGCGTTATTAAGGCAGCATTAGAAGACGTAAGCCATGCAAGTTGATGCACAAATCTTTGTTGAGGGTGACACCTTACAAGTAGAGTTACCTTTTGTACACTTAATCTATGACCTGCGTGAAGTTCAGACCAAAGCATACAAATACTTTGATGATCAATTTGAACACGCTCACAAGTTTGACCGTATAAACGACGAGAACATCATTGACTTTATGTACTTGAACTTTGACGAACGCTACGACATCCTACACGATTTAACCTACTACTACAAAGTAAAAGCAACCACAATAATCCAACTACAAGACAAATGAAAACATCTGAAAAAATCACCACACTTACAAAAGCCTTGTTTGAATTTCAAGGCAAAGTAACAAGCGTAAAGAAGAGCGCAAAGAACCCACATTTTAAATCTAACTACGCTGATTTATCAAGCATTTTAGACACGATTAACCCAATCTTACAAGAGTGTGGTTTATTAGTAACTCAGCACCCACATGAAGACGTTTTAATTACAACTGTCTACCACGCAGAAAGCGGAGAGTATATGCAATCAGAGCAGGTGCTACGCATTAAAGATGCAAGCAATCCTCAGGCTTATGGGTCTGCCTTGACGTATGCTCGTCGTTATGCCTGCGCAAGTATTTTTTGTTTGAATCAAGAAGATGACGATGCCAATTCTGCAACGGGTATAAAAGTTACCACGGCTAAAGAGTCGCTACACCCGAAACACGCAATGTGGGATAAGGCAGTTGCTCACGTTACCAATGGCGGAAGCATCAAGGACATTGAAGCAAAGTACGTTATCAGCGAAGAGTACAAAGTAATGATTGAATCTGCAAAGTGACTTATTGAACGAGGATGGAAATTACAATCACACAAAACGAAGAGCAGTGGCAGCAAGCAAGGTTGAACCGCTTTACTGCATCAGTCATTCACAAATTAATGGGTAACTCACGCAGTGGTGGGTTGCTCTCTAAAACCGCAGAATCTTTTGTCTACGAGAAAGCAGCTGAACTATTAACGGGTCAATCAAAGGCAGTTTACGGAGATGCACTCACCTGGGGCTTGGAACACGAAGCAGCAGCGTTTGAGGCGTTCTCTAAACACTTTTTTCAAGATTGGGCATACTATGGTGGGGAGACGTTTGTCTTTATCCCTTACGGGCAGTACAGCGGCTATTCACCGGATGGGATGTCTTCAGATGCAATCTTAGAAATCAAATGTCCGTACAACTCTGCCATCCATCTCAAGAACTTTGCAATCACCGATGCGGATAGTTTGTATGAAATGCACCCGGAATACTACTATCAGATGCAACTTGGAATGTTAGCGACTAAATTAGAGACGGGTTACTTTGTTTCCTACGATCCACGAATGCCTGAAGGTAAGCAGCTGCACATTGCAGAGATAGAACGCCACGATTTGCAGTATGAAATAGACGAAAAGTTGTCGGCTGCATGGGAACTGTTACAAACTATTTTGCACAAATAAAGAAAATAAATTTGCATTAACGAAAATATAACTATATTTGTGGCATGATAGTAAGCAAAAGCGACAGAATGCAATGCACAATTAACCCCGACCTTTATAGTGAGATTCACTTTGACGGCAAGCGTTCTGCATTTAGCATATTTCACAGCACACCATACGGAGAGCTATTGACGTACAGTTCTCCGTTCATGTTTAAGTGCATTGATCACTTACTTGACTTTTTAATTATTAAACTAAAAACATACAATATGAAATTTGACATCACTAACATCACAATGAGCCACCGTGCTACTGGAGGCTATCAAATTAAAGGCATCGTTAACGGAATTAGCGTTATTGCCAACACCAATGACAGCGAGGCTTACGATTGGTGGAACGACGAAAGTCAACCGGAACTACATACACAAGCTTTGTTACATTGCGAGTGGAAGTTGGAAGAGCAATACCTATCACTATGAGTATGCCTATTATTATCGCCATCCCACTTGCGTTCATTTTCTTTACCGGTGTGGTATTATACCATATAGTAAAAGAGTGGTGGGCATTTAAGCAGCAGCCACCAAGACAAGTTAACGAATCAGAGCGACCTGCTATCGTAAAACCTAAACGCTTTTATAAAGGTAAAGGATTATGAAAAATGGAGATGTATTTGACATTGGTCAAACAGTAAATGGAGTAAGTAAATTCTTATGGTTTAATAATGTATGGCATTACTTTGAAGAACGATTATCTCGTGAATACGAATACGACCAAAAAGAATTAAGTAAAGTAATTTTGAATGAAAACGAATTTGAAGAAATTACATTTATTAAAAACATATTTAACGAAACATACGGAGGTAACAAATGAGCGCACTTAACAGAGTAGCAGATGCACTGCTAAAATACCCAGGTACCCGTGACAATGACAGAATGCTTTGCTCTATGGTATGGAGAGACGAACTAATCGCAGATGGCAGAGACGTAAACGAGATGTATGCGCCCGATTTCTTCTTGGCATACCTGTACACGCTAACCGATGCAGCCACAATCACACGATGCAGAAGACAGTTGCAATTAACAAACCCCGAATGCAGAGGGCAAAAATGGAAAGTATGAGAAGGGCAAGTATACAAATTCACCTTGAAGATAATTGCATCGTGCAAGGTTCGGTATGGTCAGATGTCACAACGGGATTTTCAATTGAGCATTATATGTATGACTATTGGTTAGAAGAGACTTGGATTGATGGGCGTAAAATAGTCGACATAGACGTGACAAGCGTTGCACTGAACAGCCAAATTAGCAAAAAGTTAATTAGATTAAATTCCACATTTGGCAAAGACAAAATCGAATTTGGTGAGTCATACGTTCCATTTGTCCGTTACAAAATAATTCAACCAAAATAAAAACCTACTTGCAAAATAAAATGTGATTACCTATATTTGTATTGTCTATCGGGATTGTTGCAGATTCCCAATGTTAAAGATATTTGCCCTGTTATAATAGAAACGCTGCAACCGTTCTATTGTGATGGGGCTTTTTTTATGGCTAAAGAAAAAAAATCATTTATCCTTTACGCTGATCAACAAGGCGTATTTAATCAACTACCAGACGAAATAGCAGGTAGACTAATCAAGCACATATTTGCTTATGTGAACGACGAACAACCGGTAACGGAAGAACTAATTATTAACATTGCATTTGAGCCTATTAAACAATGTTTAAAGCGTGACCTTTGCCGATGGAAAGAATATTTAGATAAGCAGTCGGTTAACGGCAAAAAGGGTGGTAGACCAAAGAAAGCCAACGAAAGCGAAATAACCCAAGCCTTTTTAGATAAACCCAAAAAAGCTGATAGTGTAAGTGTTAATGTTAATGATAATGTAAAAAGAAATATATTTAAAGCACCCACAATTGAAGAATTGAAAACAGAATTTCCTGCACTTGATGCAAATCGCTTTCACGACTTTTATACTTCCAAAGGTTGGAAGGTTGGAAGTCAGCAAATGAAAGATTGGAGAGCAGCTGCACGGAATTGGTTAAGTAGAGACAAAGTAACAGAAGCACCTAAACTAAAAAGAGCCACATTAAATGATTGACATAGAAATAAACGTACTTGGGCAAATGATGATTTATCCAACTACACACAACTACATAATGCGTTTAAACCCTTTGTGGTTTACTGACTACCGCAAAGAGGTCGTTGCAACGATGCAAGAGTTTTATCTTGACAACCAACCAATCAACCTGGCAAGCATAGGTATGAGATTCCGAGCGCACCTTAGAGATATTGCGGCATGGAGTAACCAAGTTACCACAAATATGTACATTGAGCAGGAAATATTGCAGCTTGAGATGGCTTACAAGAAACACAACTTACAAACCAAAATTGCATACTTGGATTACAATATAGATTTGTCTGACTTAATCACGAAAATTAACACTTTACTGATTGAGAATACAGTATACGTTAATGGTCAAAGCAAACCTATCGGAATAATCGCAGGCGAGGTTATTGATACTTTGCAAGAGGCAATCAAACGAGGTACTAATATGACGGGAATACCAACCGGATGGCAATACCTTGACAAGTATTTAGGCGGTTACAACAAAGGCAATATGATTGTAATTGCAGGGAGACCTGGAAGCGGTAAAACTGCTATCGCTTTGTCTTTAGCACTTGACTGTTGCAATCATGCAAAGGTCTTGTTTATATCTTTAGAGATGAGCAAAGAAGAACTTGCCAAGCGTTACCTATCCTATATTTGCGACCTTGAGAATTACAAAATAAGAAGTGCCAAAGTAACTCAGGTAGAATTGGATGCGGTCACAACTAAACTTTACGATTTAGATTTTAACTTTTTTATTGATGACAGCAGCAACTCTGACATAAACGAGGTAGTGGGTAAAATTAAACTGCACAAAGCAAAGCACGGTCTTGACATCGTTTACATCGACTATATGCAGCTAATCAAGTCGCATCAAAAAGTAAGGGAGCAGGAGATAGCACACATATCACGAACATTAAAAATGCTTGCAAAGGAGTTAAATATTACAATCGTGGCACTTGCGCAGTTGTCAAGGGAGACCGAAAAACGCAGCGATAAGAAACCGATGCTTTCAGATTTACGGGAGAGCGGTCAAATCGAGCAGGATGCAGACATAGTTTTATTTCCTTTTCGACCTGCGTACTATGCTGATGAAAAACCCGACATAGAAATGGATGCCGAACTGATTATAGGCAAGAACAGGCACGGTCAATGCGTAAGTATACCTATGAGCTTTGAAGGAGCTTATACACGATATAAAGAACTATTATGAGGCACGCAAGTTTGTTTTCGGGTATTGGTGGCTTTGACCTTGCTGCCGAATGGATGGGTTGGGAAAACGTATTCCATTGCGAATGGATGGAATTTCCCCGTAAAGTATTAGATTACTACTGGCCGAATGCCGATAGCTACACAGACATTTGTAAAACTGATTTTAAAAAATATGCAAACACAATTGACATTCTTACCGGTGGATTCCCTTGCCAACCATTCTCAACAGCAGGAAAAAGAAAAGGGACAGATGACGAACGCTACTTGTGGGGAGAGATGCTTCGAGCAGTTCAAGAAATTAAACCCACATACGTCATTGCAGAAAACGTCTTTGGTATCACGAATATTGATGGCGGATTGGTATTCGAGCAGGTGTGCCTTGACTTGGAAGCTGAAGGGTACGAAGTACAGCCGTTTATTATTCCAGCTGTATCCAAAAACGCTCCGCATAGACGAGACAGAGTTTGGTTTGTTGCCTACAATCACGGCATCATTCGGGGAGAGAGGCGGCAATTTGAACCCACAAAGCAATCACGATACAGAGAAAGCAATGAGGATAGCAATACCCAAATTAATAAGAATGCTACCGACACCGATTGCAGGGGATTGGAAGGGACAAAGAAGATCAGACGGGACAGCATCAATGTTGAGCGGGAAAGCGAGTCTCGGATTATTACCAACACCATGTCGATTCGATTACAACAGTGCAAGGACAGAGCAGAAATGGGAAGAGGACAAGAAAAAGTATGCGGAAAAAGGAATCAATTTGCAAATGGGATTGAAACAATTAGCGAGATTTCAAATGTTACCGACTCCAACGGCAATGGATTCAACGAACGCAACGGCAACAATGAAGAGCAGTCAAGTCAAAGAAGGAAGTATGCACAGTGTGACGCTGAACAGAGCGATGTCAATGGGGATATTGCCGACACCGAGGGCAAGAGCAGCTGGGGGGAATTGCAGCAACGACAGACAAAAGGGAAATCTGGAGGATGCAATAGCAAAAATGAGGATGCTGCCGACACCACAGGCACAAGAGGGGGACAAGATAACAGGCAAGGAAAACCAAGATTCAATGACAAAAAGAGTTCGTCAAATAACTGGGACAACTTCCCAACTCAATCCCCGGTTTGTAGCGGAGATGATGGGCTTCCCACCAAATTGGACGGAATTACCTTTTCTAAGTGGAGAGCAGAATCCATTAAAGGATACGGAAACGCAATAGTGCCACAAGTAGCATACGAAATATTTAAACAATTACAACCTAACGCAAATTGCGACAACTTACTATGAAAGACTACACATACGAATACATCACACTAAAGGCAAGGCACGAAAGAATGAAAAACGTGCATGATGCTCAAATTAAAAAACTACAACTTGAGATTGATATGCTACGAGGCAAAATCATAACACCAATGGTCATACCTAAATTTGATTTAGAACTTGGTGAAGTGCTAAAGATCGTTAGTGAGATAACAAACGTGTTTCAAGATGACATCATAAGCCACAAGCGCAACAGAGAGATGGTAACGGCACGAGCGTTGTTTTGCTACATTTGTAGGGTAAAGATGAAAAAGTCGCTCAAGTACATAGGTCGCTTTATCAATCGTGACCATTCAACTGTCATACACCTGGTAAGTAACTACGACAACTTTCTGAACATGAAGTATAAAGCTGAAACCATTTACTACAATGCCGCAATCGATAGATTTAACAGTGCGCAGGGGTAAGGAGTTTTTGTCTATCGTACTTGATACTGATACCGAGGTCATTTACTATGCAAAGAAATACATTAAACAAGGATGGGAAGTTTACAGCATAGACAAAGGCGCAAAGATTACATTGAGTTATGACTATGAATAAAATGTGCATAAATCAGAATAAAATGCAATTATCTTTGTTATATCAAAAAGGCGCAGATAATCGCAGATTTAACAACTCAAGGATGGGTACGAGATGTCTGCGTTAAAATTGGCAAAGAGCTTGCATCAGATTTGTATCAAGAATTGTTTGTAATTTTATGCGAGAAGGATGACAAGTGGATTGAAGATAAGTACGCATCCGGTTATTGGGAAGGTTTTGTTATTCGAATTGTGATGAATCAATACTACGGCAAGTATACAAGTTTCGCCAAAGGTTTTCTGAACCCAATAGGATTAGAAGACGTTGACCAACTTGAACTGCCTGCTGACGAATACAACATACAAAGCGACCTAATGCAGTTATGCGTTGACAAAGTAGTAAGCGAATTA